TTGTAGGCCAGACGAACCACGTTCTTGATCTGACCGCGGTTGAAGCCGGCCGGTGAGAACCAAGGGTCGCGGAGGTCGTCGGTACGAACGCAGAGACCGGCGGTGTCGCCGTTCAGAGGTACGTAGCGATACTTGTCGTTGTAGCGGTCGTACATGTACTTGTAGCCGCTGTCCATGACCGCGTATGAGGTCGAGCGAAGTCCGTCGCGGAAAGCAACGAGAGCCTCGACTTCCTCACCGACGTTGTTGACCACGTCGTTAACGTCAGGAGATACGAACACCACGCAGTCCCTGCGGAACTCAGCGATGTTGTCGATGAGGTAGTTGGCTACCTGTTCTCCGTTGGTGCCTCCGATCGCCTTACCAGCCAGAACTAGACTGATGTCGACGTCCTCAGCTGACTTGAACTGGTCGTAGGCATTGGCGAGAGCAGACACCGAGATCGCAGTCTCAGACACACCGTCGGTGCCGTCAGACATGACTGCCGAGAGAGGCTTGGTGTTTGTTGAAGCCGTAAGAGCGGCAGCAGTGCCTGTAGCCGACCCAGACCTGTTAGATCCAGCGTAGAGGTATCTTGAACCGTTCTTGAGAACTTCTTTATAGTAAAGGGTTCCACCCTGCTCCGACTTAGCGTCGGTAGCGCGAGAGAGACCTTCCCAAGCCTCAAGGATAGTGCCCTTGATACCTGTCCACTTGCCGTCAGCATCGACGACAACGATGTGCATCTCGTCCTTGACGGTGCTGGTAGTGTTGTTCTGTATGTAAGCCGACTGTCCTGGAGGGGCGTCGACGGTGTTGTAGAACTCCCAGTAGCGAATGAACTTGTCGTTCATCGTGACGTTGCCGGACAGACCGAATATGTTCTCACAGTTGATGATCGCTGTGATAGCGGTAGCAGTGTTTGAAGCCGGAACCGTGTTCAGAGCCTTGATCTTCATGTCCTGATAGCCGACAGTCGAGTCACCGACGCGGATGTAGTCACCTACGGTAAGCTTGGTCAGAAGGGTCTGGTAGTCCGTGTTAGCAGTAGTGCTGCTTGTGCTACTGATGACGACGGTTAGGTTCGCGCTTCCGACCGTACCAGTAACCTGCAAGATGCTGTTGGCGTCTGCAAAGATGCCGTTTGCTACTGGAACCGTACCGTCGCCGGCGGCAGTAGAGTCGCCAACTACTGATACCGTAGAAGTCGTGTCTCCAAAGATGAGGCTGTGGTATGCTGCCTCACTGTCGATGACCGAGACCTTGAGAGAGTTACCGAGGGCGCCTGCGTACTTAGCGTAGAAAGTGACGTTGGCGTCCGGGGTGAACGTCTCGAAGGCTACCTTGTTCTTGATCTGGACAGAGGTAGCGGTACCAGCGGTGTTTGCCCTAGCGTTGTAGGCGTTGGACGCCGCGGCGCGAGAGACGTACAGCTTGTTACCGTAGGCTAGGAACGATGCTGCAGTGAAGAAGGTCTCGTAGTTGTTGTCGTCCGGCTTGCCGTACGAGCGGACGAGCTCATCCTCGTTGCTTATTAGTTGGCGGTCTTCGATTGGACCCCAGCGAAAGACACCCGCGATACCACCCTCTGTGGTGGATACTGCAGGGACGATCGTAGTAAGGTCAATCTCAGAGACATTTACGCCCGGTGAAACCTGAAATGGCATTGTGATCTCCTTTTATGATAAGAACGTTTTCAATTCTTTTCTTACTCGTTTATTTATCAATTGGTAGAATTATAGGAGGAGATCCCTATCAAAGCTATTGGAGTCAATGATTCTGTACCCGTTGTCATCCTGGTACTCGTCCCGGCCGTCCTCGATCATTCCAAACGGTGTCAATTGTTCCTCTATAAATCTCTCATTGTCTAGCGCTATGTGCTTCCTGTAGTCTAGGCTAGTCAGGTCCCTGAAGTACTGCTGGTTAGCCAGCCACGAGAACAGGACCAGACACATGACCAAGTCGTCATGTTTCCCCTCTTCGGCCTGGAAGGAGGAGTTTACGGCTATGAAGGAGGCCAGCTCCTGTATGGTGTCGTAGTCCGGTATGAACAGCTTGTTGTTCTCGACCAGGGACTTGAAGTTAGAGCAGCCGACTTTCTTGACCGTGGCCGTGGTCTTTACTCCTAAGCGGGTCTTTCTTCCACCCTCCGAGTTGGCCCTTACGCCCACCTTTGGGTTAGGCTGGGTCATGACAACGTTCTCGTACTCGAACTCCATGTAGAGCATGTCGACGATCTGCTGGCCGTTGTCGTTGACCTCCACCAAGACGTAGGCGTCGTTGTAGTGCCGACACGTATTTATGATGAGGGTCGGAAACAGTACCGGCTCCATCATGTTGTCCCTGAACTTGGCCACCATCTTGTACGGGAACTCGGTGACGTCGACTATGACGAAGGCCGAGTAGTCCAGTCCCACCCCTCGACTGGTGTCGGCGGCGCAGACGTAGGTGTGGTCCTTCTTAGCCCTCTCGTATATGTCTAGCCCGTTCTTCGACTCGATCGGAGGGTAGAAAACCATCTTAGAGAGATAAGATCCTGAGATGAGGGTGTTGGTCGATCCGAGGAACTCGCACTCGAACTCCTGCTTGAACTGCTGCTCGCTGGTGTTCCTGATCATCTCGTCTCGCCAGGCCTCGTCGCGACCTGGGACGTCTGACCAGTGGACGTCTACCCTGACGTAGGTGTTCCTGTCGTGCTCCGAGTCTACCCAGAGCTTGTGGAACAAGTCCATGCCATTGGGGGTAGAGGTGATCACCACCTTACTGGTCTGACCGGACGAGATGGTCGGGAAGGTCGAGGCGAAGAACTGGTCCTGGATGTTCCTGGGTACGAACGCGAACTCGTCGAGGTACACCATGTTGTAGGACTGTCCACGGATGGCGCTCGAGGAGGTGGACGAGGCCATTATCTTCGAGCCGTTCTCGAGGACTATGTTGCTCTTGTTCCACTCGACGATGCCCTGCTGCAGCCACTTAGGAAGCCACTCGTAGGCCAGCTGGACGCGACCTAAGATCTCCCTGGACTGCTTCTCCTTGTTGGCCAGGACTGCGATGCTGTAGTTCTCGTTGAAGAGAACGTACCACAGGAGGAGACCGACGACTCCGGTGGTCTTACCGACCTGGCGAGGCATCTTGCAGATGGTGAACCTGTTGCCCACTATCTGCTTGAACATGGTCTTCTGATACTCGTAAGGGACGAACGGGATCAGACCCTTGTCGACGCTGACGATCTTGACGTAGTTCTCGCAGAAGTAGACGGGATCCTGGGAGCACTTTATGAACTCCTCGATCTGCTCCCTCTTAAAGTCTATTACGACGCCGGCGCGCTTTAGGTTGTTGTTGCCGAGGTAGATGTCACTCATTCGCCTTGGCCTTGAGCATCTTTAGAAGCTCGGTGGAGTTTCCGACGAACAGGTTGTTGTTGACGGTCGATGGTCCGTCCGACTGCTTCTCGTCCTGAAGCTTCTTCTTCTGGGCTGCCAGCTCTAGAAGCTTCTTGTTGGCGTCGGTTATCTGACCGATGAGTGTCGACACGACCTCGTAGGCTCGAGGTGACTCGCTCTGCTGGGCTATGTCGATGATGTCCTCTAGGGCAGACGCTCCGCGATGGATGACGTCTCTTAGGTTCTTTCTAGCGAAGTCGTAGTCGTCCTCGACGTGGTCGACCGGGATCGGATCCTCCACGGACATGGGAGTCATGTTGAGAGAGTTAGCAATTACGTCACGCGACATTAGGTTCCTCCGTGGTCACGATGTATGCATAGTTATCTACCTCGTCGATCAGCAGCGGGTCTATGCTGTCGGCGAGCACGGTGGTTGGCTGACCCTCGGCGGTCAGACCTGGCTGAGTGGTGACCTTCTGACTGTACTGGGTCGGTGGGTCTGCCTGTATGTCCGCTTGAATCGCCGCGTCGGTGTAGACTGGAACCTGCGCGACCTTGATGATCTTCTCCTGTATGACCGGACCGAAGTACATGGCCTTCATCGTGAAGTCTAGAACGAACGTCAGACTTCTCCTTGACAGGAAGTCGGAGTCATAGGTGTCGTCGAGAGACACCGAGTTTAGAACTACCGGTATGTCAAGCTTAAGGTCTGGGAAGTCGTCCAGGAGCTTTGCTGTGATGCTGAACTCCGGCCTGAAGTAAGGAAGGATCTGCTCGATTATCCTCGAGCCGTCCTCGTTAGTCTTCACCATGATCGACAGTTGGAAGTTGATGTCGTAAGGCGACGGGTTGAATACGTTCGAGTACTGCGTCTCGTCGTCGGCGAGTATCTTCGACTTGAACTTTCCGGCCCTAGAGATAGCCCTGTTCGGAGCGTAGTTGATGCCGGTGATCTCGAACCCCATCCTAGGCAGCCTGATCGCCACCGGCCTGTTGATGGTCGGGTCCTCGTTGACGCGAGCCAGGAACTTCTCTCGAGGTCCGTACGCTATCGGAACTTTTATCTTCTGAGTGTTTCCGCCGCCCTGCGTGTCCTGCCTGTATATGTAGATGTCGTTGAAGAGAGTACCAAAGAGGATGACGTACTTCCTGGTCAGACCGTGGTAGAAGTTATGTCCTAGCATTAGTAGATTCCTCCCTCACTGAACGGGTCTTTTTCAGTGAAGTCAAGTATGTTGTTCGACTCGGTCTGGAACTCGTCGTTCTGAGCGTTAGGATCTAGAAGGTCGAGCGAAGCCTCCACCTCGTTGAGGTCGATGAAGTCTCCAGACTCCGTGGTTATCCTGTCAAGAGCGCTCTCGGTGACAAGGTTGAGAAGCGTGTCAGTCGCGTAGGCGTTACCGGCGTTGTCGACCTCCGGCACCCCGGTGTTGAACACCTCGTTGGAGTACTCAAACTTCTCGAGGTAGAGGTCCCACATCTGCAGCGCGCCCATCTGGTAGAAGACAGACTTGTCCTCGACGAACCTGACGCTGAACAGGTCCTGCGTCATTGGCATGTAGATGACGTCTCCCTCTCGAGGCCTTATGAAACCGAACTGCTGTCCTAGGTCCTGAAGCCACGACCTTCTGGCGACGCTGACCGTGAGCTCCTCGCGGACCTCGAGACCGAACTTCGACATGAAGTCACCCTCGCCCTCAAAGCCCTGAGTGTTCTTTATGTAGATCTCGAGCATGCAGTAGTCCTGCAGCACGTAGTACTCAGGCTCGTTCAGGACGCCGTCGACGTTAACGTTCCTTCTAGGCATGTAGTAGATGTCGGTTCCGTAGATCTTGATGCTCTCGACGATCAAGTCCTCGATGAGACCCTGCTCAGCAAAGTTGTTGTAGTTGTTGAAGAACGTCGAGGTGACCATCTAGAATCAGCCTATCATGTCTGAGACTGGAAGCGAGTAGTCTAGAAGCTCGGCCTCTATCTTCTCTACCGCCGCGTTTGCGTCGTCGTAGATCTTCTCGCCGTTGAAGGTCACGCCACCTGGCAAGACCATTCCGCTGAACTTGGTCAGGTTGGTTCCCCACTGCCTCTTGATGAGGGCCGCCGCGTACTTCTGGAGCCAGGTGTCTTTCCAGACGTTGGTGAACTCGGTCGGGTCTACGATCTGGTAGCACTCGGCGACGATGAAGTAACCGACGTCCACCTTCTTCCAGTCCATGTCGATGTGGAGCCTGTTCCTGTGGCGGTTGTACCTGATCGGCTGCTTTCCTACTAAGAGCTGCTCCAGGTGCTGGATGTGCTGCATGGCCATGTAGTACGGGACCATGCTGGTCGAGGTCAGCGTGTAGAGGTCGTTCAGGGCTATCTGGTACCTGATGTTGAACAGGTTGTTGGTACTGAGCGAGCTTCCGATGTCAAAGAGGTTGACCACCCCGATGATGTTCTCAGGAATAGTTATGTACTGGTTATCAATATCAGTTGACGTTAGCTCGTACTTGTAGTATAATTTTTCTGTACCGTCAAAATGGTAGTCCCAGTACTTAGACAGGGCCTCGTCGATTCGGTCCTCTATCTGGTCGTCGTCGACGTTGATCTCGATAACTGGGTAACCGCAGCGGCGGAGGCAGTTGAGCTTGAACTCTTCTCTGGTAGTGGGAACGGCCATCTGAGCCTCTTCTGTAAAGCGATAAATAGATCCGTGGTATTTATAAGGTGAGCGACATGAATGTTCTAGTGATCGGAGACGCCATACTAGACCGATACGTCTACTGTGGAACCGAGAGGGTCTCTGCCGAGGCTCCTATCCCAATCTTCTATCAGATCAGAGAGACCAGTAAGTCTGGAGGGGTATACAACGTATACGAGAACCTCAAGGCTCTAGGGTGTAGACCCGACATCATGACGGGTAGCACCTCGTTTAAGACTCGGTACGTCTGCGACAACAAGATAGTCTTCAGGTGTGACGACGACGCCACCGACAGTCACCCGACAAGCTCATTTAAGTCTGACAAGCACTACGACTACGTCGTCTTGGTAGACTATCTAAAGGGCACAATCACTTCAGTAGAAGATCTGATCGAGTACTACAGCGAGAGAGGGAGTCGCGTTATCGTAGATACCAAGGGAGTCCTGCAAGAGTGCTCCGGAGCCTGGATGGTCAAGATGAACAAGCAGGAACTCAAGAAGAGTGGCGTCGAGGGTTATGAGGCACTCGACGTCTTAAAGTACTATGACATCGAGAACCTAGTGGTGACGGCTGGATCCGACGGAATATACACCTATAGCAAGGACGGGTCAGTTGGACACTTCCCGACCGAGAAGGTAGAGGTGGCCGACGTCACTGGAGCGGGAGACGTGGTGACTGCCGGAATGGTATCAGCTCTGGCTGCAGGAAAGGATCTCGCCACGGCGCTTCATCAGGCCACCACCCTGGCCACGATATCAGTCACTCGCTTCGGCACGTACAAGCTTACTGCCGAGGACATAGCTAAGGCGCGTCCTAAGGTAGTCTTCACCAACGGCTGCTTCGACATCCTGCACCGTGGGCACATCGAGTTACTTAAGAAGTCTCGCGACATGGGAGACAGACTCGTAGTGGGGATCAACAGCGACGAGAGCGTTCGCAGGCTTAAAGGAATGTGCAGACCCATCAATGACCAGGAGTCTAGGAAGGCCGCACTCGAGGCGATCAAGTGGGTCGACGAGGTGATCATCTTCGATGAGGACACTCCGCTCGAGCTAATCAAGAGCGTACAGCCGTCAATCATCACCAAGGGAGGCGACTATCAGGTGTCTACCGTAGTAGGCAACGATCTAGCTGAAGTTATAATCATACCACTCGTCGAGGGTTTCTCGACTACTGACATCGTGGAGAAGATGAGAAATGAGTAGACAGACGGTAGAAAAAGGATGGGGAAGAGAGATCATATTTGCCTCAAACGAGCTGTACTGTGGTAAGATACTTCAGTTTGACAAGGCGGGCTCAAAGGGAAGCATGCACTATCACATGAAGAAGGACGAGACCTTCATGGTGGTGACTGGGTCTTTCAACCTTAGAACCATAGACCAGTCTACAGCCCAGATCAAAGAAGAGACTATCGTCATGGGTCACGTGGTGCGTGTGATGCCAGGCTTCGTTCACCAGCTCGAGGCTCTAGAGGACGACTCCTCCATCTTCGAGGTGTCAAGTCAGGACGATCCGGCCGACAACTACCGCGTGATGCCAGGAGACTCTCAGCGATGAGGTACATGGTCGACATCGACGGGACCATATGCAGGACCAAGGGGTCTGACTACACGAGGAGCGAGCCCATCAAGGATAGGATCAACCACTTCAACATGCTGTACGACTGGGGTCACGAGATCCACTACTGGACCGCGCGCGGCGGAAACTCTGGTATCGACTGGAGCGAACTGACCGAGAGACAGCTTCACGAGTGGGGCTGCAGGTACACTAGCTTGAAGATGAAGAAGCCGTCGTACGACGTGTGGATAGACGACAAGGCCATGAACGCAGACCTGTACTTCACCGGTCCTCACAGGGAGATCAACCAAGATGAAGTTTGTCACCGGTAACTGTGGATTCATTGGAAGGAACCTGCTGGCAAAGCTTGACGGTCAGGTCGCCTGCTACGACACGCTGACGAACACTCTCCCAGACATCTTTACCATCCTAGACGCGATAGAGTGGGAGAACGTCGACGAGATCTATCACCTCGGAGCAATATCAGACACGACCTGCAAGGACATTAACCTCTTGCACGCGCACAACGTGGACTTCAGCATCAGGCTCTTTGAGAAGGCGATCGACTACCAGATCCCGGTCACATACGCGAGCTCTGGGTCGGTCTATGGCAACACATGTGAGGGAAAGCAGTACAGGATAAACCCGCTTAACTACTACGCCATGACCAAGGCTACCGTCGACGCCTGGGTCGAGGACAACATGAGCAGGTTCAAGCTCGTGAGGGGGATGAGGTTTTTCAATGTGTACGGTGACAACGAGGGGTCGAAGGGGGAGCAGGCGAGTCCATACTACAAGTTCATGCAGCAGGCGAACGAGACAAGAGTCATAAAGATCTTCGACAACTCTGACAGCGCTCACCGTGACTTTATACATGTCAACAGCGTCGTGAAGACTATCCTAGAGTGCAAGAAAGAGTCAGGAATCTACGACGTAGGTACTGCTGCGCCTAAGAGCTTCACAGAGGTGGCTGAGTCGATAGCTAGCAGGACCGGCGCTAGAATAGAGAGAATCAAGTTTCCCTTGAAGCTACAGGGAAAGTATCAGTACTTCACGAGCGCGCAGTACAACTACAACGACTTGATTAAGTAATGTCTACCTTAGCTGAGGCGAACGAGCTGTCTCTCGCTGCACGAACGAGAGTCCAACTTCCGTAAGCGCCAGACCCGACTTGAACCGTCGAGTACGTGTAGGTGATAATGTTTGGAGACGGACCCATCAGCTGCCCGTAGTTGTTTCTTCCCCAGGCAAAAAGGCGACCAGCCGCGTCTATGCCTAGAGAGTGTTGCTGGCCGGCGCTTACCGCTGTCCAAGAGGAGCTTCCGACCTGAGTGAAGCTAGAAACGTTAGTGTAGCCGAGAGCGGTCTGTCCGTAGGCGCTGCTTCCAGTGGACCACAGCGAGCCGTCGGACTTAATTATATGTCCGTGATCCTGTCCGGCCTGCACCTTTGCCCCTGCTTGACCTGTAGCAAGTAGCACAGGACTGAAGCGATCGATCGTGTCGCTTAAGCCTAGCTGTCCTACGTTGTTGTATCCCCACACGTAGATGTTGTCGTTCTTATCCACGGCGTAGACCGTCAGACTATTCTCACTGAAGCCTATGTCTTTCCAGTTGTTTGCCGCTCCAATGATCACCGGAGAGCTTCTGTTTATAGAACTGTTCTGACCCGTGATGTAGTAGTATCCCCAGCCGTAGAGGCTGTATGGGCTGCTAGCTCCCTTTAGAGCTAGAGCTCCGCCAAATCCAGCCTGAACTTTCTTCCAGGTCGTGTCGCTTGATACTAGAACTGGTATGCTTCTGCCGTTGTTTCCTGCTGCGCTAGTAAGGTTGATTCCAAGCTGTCCATAAGATGCATTAGATCCCCAAGACCATAGGGTCCCATCTGACTTGATAGCTACTGCGTACTCAGTTCCCATGGATACAGCACTCCATGATCCGGGCACCTTGGTGAAGAGTCTGTTCGTCTCCATAAGCCAGAAGTTTTTGTATGGTGTCCAACTCGTAGCGTTGTCGTCCGCAGCCGCGTATCCGTTGACACCCCACATGTAGAGCTTTCCGTCGTTTATATAGCTCTTAGCTCCAGCCCCGCGATAGTTAGACTTTCCAAAGATGTTAGACGTGAATCCGGAGCCTATCTGAATCGGAGAAGATCTGTTGATGTGTGGTGTGTCAAAGTCAAGCAGTAAGTCTTGATTACCTAGCTGACCAGATCTCTCGGTTCCGACGGCCCACAGGGTACCGTCGGTCTTAACGTAGAAGGTGTTATATCCAGCAGCCATTACGTAAGAGACGCCGGTGGACAGAAGAGTCGGAGAAGACCTGTTCACGACGTCGCCGAGTCCAAGCTGTCCGTAGTTATTTCTTCCCCAGACGAACAGAGACCCGGTGTTGTTGAGAGCTAGCGTGTGGCTGGCTGACACTATAACGGTTGACCAGTTGGTTCCAGCTCCTACTTGAACAAAGCTCGACCTGCTGAAAGTGTCGTTGAGACCAAGCTGCCCGTAGTCGTTGATTCCAGCCGCGTATAGAGCGCCGGTAGTCTTTATGAACAGACCGTGCTGAGGACCCATCGAACCGCTAGAGAAGTTGTTTCCAAGGGTTACTGACGAGTGAGTCAATGAGTCGATTGATGTCGGATAGTATCCAAGGGATGTAGCGTTCGCTCCGGCTCCTGCCCAGTACAACTGATTAGTGTCGTCGACTGCGAACGACTTCATCCCAGATGCGTAGACCTTGGTGTAGTTTCTAACTGAGGACACGAGGACCGGTGAAGACCTGTCGATAGTAGTTCCGTCACCGAGCTGACCTCTGTAGTTGTGTCCCCACGCGTACAAGTCACCCGCAGAGTCGCACGCTATCGTAAACTCCGGTCCGCACGCAACGTCTACCCAGTCAGTCTTAGTTCCAAGCTGAGTAGGAGAAGACCTGCTAAAAGTGTTTCCAGCTCCAAGCTTACCGTAGATCCCGTAACCCCAGGTCCAGAGAGTCCCGTCTGACTTGATCCCTGCAACGTGAGCGCTAGGGTCGTAGATTCCAGTATTGCATACTTCTCTATACTCTTCCCCCGAGTAACCTCCGACAGAAATTACTGTCCAACTTCCTGTAGAGGGAACCAGCGTAGGGCTAGACCTATGCGTCGCTCTGTCAAATCCAGGCTGAGCTAGACTCGTATTTCCTGCAGTCTTGTTTCCCCACTGTCCAAAGTTATTGTCACCCCAGACGTAGAGCTCTCCGACGCTGTTTAACGCCGCGGTGTTTCCGTTAGTTCCAGTAACAGTCTTCCAAGACTTGTAGATCAGAGGGTTTCCGGCTGCAGTCACCGCGACTGGAGAGCTTCTAGCACCATCAAAGCTGTTTCCGAGACTATACCAAGTACTATAGCCGGCCCCGAACAGAGAGTCACTCTGAACTTTCTTTCTCATAATTCCTGAGCCAAGGATCAGCATCTGTTAGTTCTCGATATTAAACCGCTGGGGGAATAGGCCATAGAATAGAGTCGATGTCCGGTAGATCGCTGAGAGGAACTGTCTCGTAGAACGACGGAAAGTCTCTCAGCGTCTGCCTGTAGGAGGCCCACTGCTCCTTCCACTGCTGTCCTCTAGACTCTATGGAGTCGGGAAGCACAGTCCAGTCACACTGCTGCAGCTTCGAGTTTCTTCTGTCTCTCAGAGCGGCCATGTAGGCCTGTCTGACCTCCTGATCCGACGTCGAGTCATGAGGAACTATCGTCACGAACGCTCTAACACCAGACGGAGTGATCTCGTAGTTGACTACGGCTCTCTCTGCTAGTCCGTTGAACGGGGGTACGACTACCTGAGACTCGTCGACCGGAAGCCAACCCAGCTCGAATAGGGACTGAGGGTCCATAAGATCAAAGTTGCTGTAGTTCTTCCAGCTCTTCGGTAGCTGATCTACTAGCTCTACTATCTCGTTGTTATCTACGTAAGCGTATCTAGCCATCTCTTCTACCTGTTACTTGCTGTCCAACATGGTCGGGTTACCGCGCCACGTCGTGCCGCTGTCGTCAGTTAGGAACGTTATGACGTCTACTCCAGACACCGTTAGAACTGGTGCCGTTCCACCTGGCCACTTAACAGACGCCGGCCAGGTCTGAGTTCCGGTGCCACCGTTGGTGAGCTCGAGGATCACGAGCACCGCCCTAGAAGCCGGTACGTTAGAGAAGGTCCACGTCAGAGCTCCAGATGCAGTCTTAGTGAAGTAGTTGCCCTGAGAGCAGTCGATGTCCGACGCAGTGACAGTGACGATGTTCATGCCATAGTTTCCGGTCACGTCGATCGTGGCCGCCGGCGAGGCAGTTCCCACACCGACCCTGCCGTTGGTCTTGTCGTACACGAAGGTAGCCGCGGTGTTAGCGTTACCGCCGTCGTTGAACACTACCTGTGTGTTCGTACCTGGTACGACGAATGATCCAGCCGACCCGGTGTATCCGAACGATCCGGTGTATCCACCCGATCCAGTGAAGCCTGTGTCACCCTGCGAGCCGGTAAATCCCGCACCAGCAGAGCCGGTGTAGCCGGTGTTACCGAACGATCCGGTGAATCCTTTAGATCCAGTGTAACCGATGTCACCCTGTGAGCCGGAGTAACCAGTAGGTCCAGCTACAGTAGAGGCTGAACCGGTGTAGCCGATGTCTCCTTGCGATCCAGTGTAACCCAGACTTCCCGTATAACCAGGAACGGTAGACGCAGATCCTGAGTACCCGATGTCGCCCTTCGATCCGGTAAACCCAAACGATCCGGTGTAGCCTGTCGTTCCGAACGAGCCGGTGAATCCAGTATCACCGATCGATCCAGCGTAGCCTCTCGATCCAGTGTAACCGATGCTACCGGTGTATCCCGTAGGACCTATCTCGGTAGAAGCAGATCCGACGTAGCCGATCGGTCCCTGAGATCCCGTGTAGCCTAGGCTGCCGGTGTAGCCTATGTCGCCCTGGCTTCCGTTGTATCCTCTAGACCCGGTATAGCCAAGTGAGCCGGTGTACCCTGGAGTCGACGAGGCGGATCCGGTGTAGCCCGTGTCGCCTATCGATCCAGTGAAGCCGCGCGATCCAGCGTAACCCTGACTTCCACCGAAGCCGCGAGAGCCGGTGTAGCCTAGGTCACCTTGAGACCCTACGAAGCCGGTAGCTCCGGTGTCGCCCCTCGACCCGCTGTAGCCCTGTGAGCCCGTGTAGCCGAGAGGGCCGGCGACGGTAGAGGCAGATCCGGTGTAACCGATGTCACCCTGCGATCCGGTGTATCCCCTAGACCCAGCGAATCCGACCGATCCGACGAAGCCTACCGAGCCGGTAAATCCTACCGAGCCGGTGTAGCCCCTAGATCCTGAGTAGCCTAGGTATCCGACGCGTCCCGTAGCAGCGAGTATCCAGTTGTTCTGGAATCCTGCGCCGTCGACCGCGTCGACCGAGATGGTCAAGTTGGTTCCGACGTAGCTGACGATGTTACCCTCGTTCGAGACGTTCGGGTCGTCGACGCATATCATCCTGACGCGCATTCCAGGCTCGAAAGCGTTCTGCGTGTAGGACTGGTTCATCACCCAGGTCTTGTTACCAGTACCTGAGGCGTTTATGTTGGTCGAGCTAGCAACTCCGGAGTAGCCGAAGCCGCGCGAGCCGGTGTATCCCTGAGCTCCGGTAGATCCAGTGTATCCGTCTGGGTCACCCTTAGAGCCGGTGTAACCGGTGTAGCCTATGTCTCCCTTGGATCCGGTGTAGCCAGAGTCGCCCTTCGAGCCGGTGTACCCTGGCGTCGTGCTGGCAGAACCTACGAAACCTACTGAACCCGTGTAGCCGCGGATGCCTTGAGATCCGGTGTAGCCGATGCTGCCGGTGTAGCCAAGAGACCCCAGTGAGCCGGTGTAACCTCTAGAACCGGTGTATCCGTCCGGCGGACCTTGCGAGCCAGTCCATCCTTGAACGCCCTGAGATCCTACGAAGCCTACCGAGCCGGTGAAGCCGCGAGAACCGCTGTAACCAGGAATCTCAGACGCGGAGCCGGTGAATCCCTTAGACCCGGTGAAGCCCTGCGATCCAGTGTAGCCTATCGATCCAGTGTAGCCGATGCTACCAGTGTAGCCGAGAGACCCTACGAACCCGACTGAGCCGGTGAATCCAAAAGATCCAGTGAAGCCCTGCGACCCAGTGAATCCGCGAAGGAGAGCTATAGGGTCTGACCAGTCGCCAGAAGTAGCGCTGAGCTTATAGTAGATGGAGTCGGTGTCGGTCGCTAGGTACGCGAATCCTTTAGCTTGAGTGTCGTAAGCACTTCTGCCAGAGAGAGGTCCGACCTCGTCCGGCTGCAGCGACTCTCCTACCGAACCGGTGTAGCCAGCAAGACCTTGGTCTCCTTGTATGCCTGTTAGACCCCTGCTGCCGGTGTAACCAGCTGAACCCGTGTATCCGATAGATCCGGTGTATCCCGGAGCAGTCGACGCCGATCCGGTGAATCCGGCAGAGCCGCTGTAGCCCTGTGAGCCCGTGTAGCCGAGTGAGCCAGTGTATCCCTGAGAGCCGGCGAAGCCAGATCCGGAGAATCCAGTCAGTCCTCTCGATCCAGTGTAGCCTAGGCTTCCAGAGTATCCAACCGAGCCAGTGTAGCCGGTGCTACCTCTAGAGCCGGTGTAGCCGTTGGGAGGACCCTCGGATCCGGTATAACCGGTGTTTCCTTGAATGCCCTGTACACCCTTGGAGCCGGTGTACCCAATGCTTCCAGTGTAGCCGATGACCGTAGACGCAGACCCGGTGTAACCGCGAGAGCCGACGATTGCAGATCCGGTGTAGCCCTGAGATCCGGTGTATCCTGGGAAAGTAGATGCGGACCCGGTGTAGCCTGACGAGCCAGTGTAGCCTCGAGAGCCGGCATAACCGATAGATCCTGCGAAGCCGATCGTACCAGTGTAGCCGATCATGCCGCGTGAACCGGTATATCCTTGTACTCTGGCTTCTCCCCAGAAGCTGTAGCGGGGGGTGTTAGAAGGAAATGCCGAAGTTGAGCCGGGTAGACCGACTGCATTAAGCATATAGACTACGTCAGCTGCGTATCCTGGTAGAGTGGAACCAAACGGTGACGTGGTTACCTTTTCATTATTATACCAGACCCACCAAGACGGTGTGATACTGTAGACCCATATGATACCGCCGTCTAGCCCCCAGTCAAACCAAGCTCCGGCCCCGTTAGTAAAGCCGTCACCAGTGATAAGAAACCGAGTTCCCTCCTTGGCTGCCTGCTCCTCGAGTGGAAGAGTAGACCAGCTGTTGTAGAGATCGATCAGCTCCTGTACTGAACCGCTGTAGTCCCAGATAGTATCGGCCATTTGAGCTCGTTCTTATTTGTTGTTGGTGGGAATCTAGGTTATTTATAAGAACCTACCGCTCATTGCCCACGTTCTCGTCCTTGAGGCTGACGTCTTTCTTTCTATTAACGATCGTAGTACCCTCGAACCTGTCGTAGGCGTACAGGCCTGCCTGACTGATGTTGAAGAGGTCCGCCCTCATGATGACGTCTAGACTCTCGCATATGCCCCTCTGGATCAGGGTGCCGAGCAGGTTCTTGGCCATCGGTGGGTCTATGGCGTAGGCGTGCGCCCTGCAGATGAAGTGATAGTTGTTGTTGAGGGAGCCGTGAGGCGGCACGGGACCTACCGGCATCCTGTGGTTCTTCTGCTCCTCTCCCCCGAGGTACACGATGCTGTTGTAGGCAGTCATGTGAGGGTAGCGCTGGACCATGATGGCGTCGTGCTCGAGGATGACTATCGGCCTGTCCATCTCGAGACACCTCGCCCAGAGGCTAGCGTGGCTGAAGAAGCATGCTATCTCGGTGATTGATAGGTGATGATCGTACACCTTCACCCACTTCAGCCACGACGAGTCTTTAGAGTGCTCAGGTATCTTTATGGTCTTGCCGTCGGTAGCGTCGAAGGCGTCCCATGTCTTCCACGGCATGCCGGCTATGTCGCAAGATCGCTGACATCCCTTGGCTAGTCTCTCTGACTCGGAGTGGTCTTTGATCGTGATGATGTAGGCTGACTCTACCGAGGTATCATACCCGAAGTTTAGAGACTTAGATAGATCCATGGAGGGCTGCCTTCCTTAGCTCGCGGTCCAACTCCTGACGGTCGTGTCTTCCAGGCTTGTGGACCTGAATGAGAAGCTTCACTGACAGCACCGTGTTGTTCAGGTGGTTGATGGCGTGCTCGAGCTCACCCTCACCTATCTGTCCGGAGTCTATCATCTTCTGCAGCTCACCGGTGAACTCCAGCGCGTGCTCGAGAACCTCGATGTCCACGTCGTGCGTGAAAGCGTGGTACGAGTCGGTCTCACCAGCCACAGCCTTCTCGTAGCAACGCTTCTTGTCGAAGAGCTTGAAGGTGTCGATGGTCAGCAGTCGAACGTGCTCCGGGTCTGACTTGGCTATGTCGCAGTTCCAGTGAGGGAACTGAACCTCCCAGACTGCCCCGTTGTCAGAGACCCTGTACATCTCCTTGATGATGTCCTCAAACTTGACGCCGGAGTGACCGAGGTGCTCAAGGATGTCCTTGGCTATGACGTGACTGAACTCGTCGTCCTTCCACGGCCACGTCTTGCTGTTGAGGTCTACGACCTGATCCGGTGAGCATATGCTCGAGGCGTCGACGTTAACGAATCCTTCGTGCTTCTTGAAGCCGCACCCGAGGTTTAACCTTTTGACCTCCTTGTCTTGTGTAGGGAGGTCTAGGTGAGGAAGGTCAAACTTTCTCTCGAGGTCTGCGTAGAGACGCTGAAACGGTTGGTTCCACTCGCTCTTCTTCTCTTGTCGATAGAGTCTGACGCTCTCGTAGTAAGGTGAGGAAGTCGAGTACGGAGCGTTCAGTGTCCAGGTGTGGTAGGGGAGGATCGGCACCATCACCCACGTCTCCTTGCCCAAAGCTGCAGAGAGATGCGCCACTGAGGTACATGAGGTGATCACTAGGTCTAGGTTCATGATCGCCGCGGCGGTGTCCTCCCACGAGATCAGTAGGTGCTGGAGGTCGATGATCTTCTCGGGAAGCTCGATAACGTTGTTGTCTCTCTGGAGGGAGTAGAGCTGCAGGCCCTCGTACTCTGACATCTGGGTCATGAACTTCTCTGGGAAGCGCCTGAACTGCTGGTGCTCGAACTTCGGGTTGCCTGCCCAGCGGATGCCGACCTTCTTCTTGTCAGAGTTGAGGACGCTCTTCCACATATCGACCGACTCTGGCTTCGCGGTGAGGTAAGGTTTTCCAGGGAAGTCGTCGAACGTATGACCAGACAACCACCCCGCCGAGAAGCCAGGAAGCCAGTAGTCGTGGTGAACCGTGTGCGCCTCGGCTCGCGTTATGCACTTGGTCACGCCGTCTATGCGCTCTAAGATAGAGTGAAGCGACGGGTCCGCCGCGAGGTAGACGTTCTCCGCGCCGAGGTTCTTGAACGAAGTAGCGAAGCGAGCGTGGATCATCTCGTCGCCGTATCCTCCCTCGAGCGAGATGATTATCGACTTACCCTTGACGTCGTGCTCCTCTGGGTTGAAGAGAGGAGCCGTAGTCTTCATCGGTGGGCTGCCGTAGACCTTGATGAAGCGACCGTTCTCAAGGAGCTGGCACCCCTCTTTGTACTTGTTCTGCT